GGAATGCAAGACCATGAACGCCAAGGCCTGGCGTGAGACCGCCAGCAAGGGTGTCGCCGCCGCCAAGCCGGTCTACGCGGCACAGATCGCCGTCTACCAGGCCTACATGGACGCTGCGATCCCCGGCGTCGCCGACAACCCTGCCCTGTTCACCGCCATCAACAAGGACAGCGCCGACCTGCACCATGAACTGGTGCCGTTCGACGCCGCCCTGGCGCAGCGCATGTCGGATCGTGCCGTGCGCGTTCTCGCCGCCACCGACGCCGGCGAACTTCTACCACGTGTCGCCACCCAGCCCGACTTCTACGAATGCCGCTTCTGCCCATGGGCCAAGCGCTGCTGGAGCATTCCCCAATGAGCGATGACAACATCATCCACTTCAACCCATGGCGCGATTTCAATGACGCAGTTTCGCTCGTAGAGCCCGAGATCGATCCCGATCCCGCGCAGATAAAAGTCTTCCTCGATCTGGTCTTTGGCTACTGCGATGGCCTCATCCCCGTCCGTGGCCTCGCTGACAAAGGCGAGGGTGGCAACGGCAAGCCGAACAATGTCTGGATCCCCGCCGATGCGACTGCACTGGAGAAGCTGACCACCTTCGCCACGTGGGCTGCGCGCGAGGGGGCTGCGGTCTACGTCGTTCCCGGCACCGTCGCCGAGGCCGGCCAGGCGCGTAGCGCCGACATCCGCCAGATGCAGTCCATCGTCGTCGACCTCGACGCCGGCAATGTCAGCGGCAAGCTGGAACATCTGCAGCGCCATCTCGGCACCCCCACCCTCGTCGTGCAGAGCGGCGGCCGCACCGAAGACGGCATCGATAAGCTGCATGTCTGGTGGCGGCTGACGGAGCCGGCCGAGGGCGAGGCGATCGCCCGGCTGTGTCAGCTGCGCTGGGACATAGCTGCCAAGGTCGGCGGTGATACGCATTTCCGCTCGGCACACCAGCCGATCCGTGTCGCCGGCAGCATCTACCACAAGCACGGCAACCGCCGGCTGGTCGAGATCCGTGCGCACGCCCCGGCCGTGGAAGTGGATCTCGCGGAATTTGCGGCCGCGGTCGCCACAATGCCCTCGTTCGGCGGCGTGGGCACGCCAACATTGCCGACGGACGCGCCCACAACGGGAGATAAACCCGGCCTGGACGCCATCCTCACCACCCCGGTGCACGAAGGTGGCCAGGATGGCTGGACCCGCTTCCAGGGCGCCAGCGCCGCCATCGGCCACTATGTCCGGCAGGTGCATAACGGCCGCATAACCGGCAACGACGGCTGGGAGGCGATCTGCCAATACAACGCCGCCATGCTGCGCCCGTCCTGGCCGCTGGAGCGGCTGAAGGCAGAGGCCGACCGTATCTGGCGCCTGCACACGGACCGTCATGGGCCAGCGCTGGAGCGGCTGGAGCGGCCCGCCCCCACTGCCCTGCCCACCCACACCCTGGGTGCCCTGCTCGACGATCACAGCCCGATGCCGGCGGACCTCATCGGCCCGCGGCTGCTGACACCCGGCGGCATGCTGGTCATCGGCGGCGCGCCGAAAGTCGGCAAGAGCGACTTCCTCATCAACCTGCTCACCCATGCGGCTGCCGGCGTACCGTTCCTACACTTCGCGCCGTCACGCCCACTGCGGGTGTTCTATCTGCAGGCCGAGATCCAGTATCACTACCTGCGCGAACGTCTGCAGCAACTGCGCATCGACCCTGGCGTGCTCGCTGGCGCCCGTGACCGCCTCGTCGCCACGCCGAAGCTGCGCATGCTGCTCGATGCACACGGCGTGGCACAGGGCGCCGCTGCCATCCGGCGCGCGTTCCCCGACGCACCGCCCGACATCATCTGCATCGACCCACTGCGTAACCTGTTCGACGGTGGCCCCGGTGGCGACGGTGAGAACGATAACACCGCCATGCTGTTTTTCCTGCAGGAGCGTCTCGAGGTCCTGCGCGACCTGGTGGCGCCTGAGGCCGGGCTGATCATCGCCCATCACACCAAGAAGCTCAGCAAGCAGCAGATCAAGGAGGATCCGTTCCTCGCCCTGTCCGGCGCCAGCGCGCTGCGCGGATTCTACACCTCCGGCATCATCATGTACCGCCCCGACGAAGACATGTCGCACCGGGTGCTGCACATCGAACTGCGCAACGGCCCCGGGCTTGAGCCGATGCTGGTCGACAAGCTGCGTGGCAGGTGGATCAAGATCGATCACCGAGGCGAGCGACTGGTGCGTAAGGATGTCGGTGAAAAACTCGACGCCGAACGGGTGCGCAAGCAGGACGTGATTCTGCAGCTCCTCTATGATGAGGCTGGCGAAGGCAGCTTGTATTCGGCGGCACAGTTCGCCGAAAAATTCGAGAACCAGGCCGGACTCGGCGGCACCGACACCATCCGCGACCGGATCAGCGTCCTGGCCACCAAAGGCCACGTGAAATTCATTCGCGACGCCAGGCAATTCGGCCTGCCCTACACAAGATCGAAATTCGGCTACCTCTGTGTCGAGGGCATGCGGTTCCCGACCGATGGTGAGACCGTCGATCCGGCCACCGGGGAGGTTCTCCTCACGACGGTGGCTGTGCTTCCCAGCCACTACAAATGCCCCCAGAGCGGCGCCTGCCTCCCCGTCGAGAACCCCGAGGTGTGGGTCTATCAGACCACGGAGGACGCAGCGTGATGCCGGATTTCATTGCGGGTCATGGCAGTCCCAACTGCGCCCCAACTGCACAGTTGGGAATCCCAACTGCTCCTCCTTCCCAACTGCTCGAATACCCTTTCGGTGTGAATTCAGAGGGTTACCCCAAAAAGCAGTTGGGAACGCCCCAACTGTCCCAACTGCTTTCCCAACTGTTTTTCTCCTCGCCAAATCAATGGGTTGGAGCAGTTGGGCAGTTGGGAACGCAATCGCCCCCCTACGGGGGGTGTGCGTGCGCGCCTCTAACGGCGCGCGCACACGGCACCAGGAATGCCTGTCGTGGCTTCCACCAGGCTGTCCTTGCCGACCGTCAAGACCACCCCCTCACCAATCCGGAGACGATGATGACCGACGTGCTTCACGCCACGCGAGCCTGCGATGCAATCCCACCGACCTCCTTCGCCCCTTCGCTGCACGGGATCGGCTCCGGCATCCTTGCCATCGATCTCGGCACCATGACCGGCTACGCCGTGCGCACGCCGGACGGTGCCATCACCAGCGGCACGGTGTCCTTCCGGCCCAGCCGCTACGACGGCGGCGGCATGCGGTATCTCCGCTTCCGCGGCTGGCTCAAGGAATTGGCGACGGACGTCGGCGGCTTTTCGGCAATTTACTTCGAGGAAGTGCGCCGGCATCTCAGCACCGACGCCGCGCACGTGCACGGCGGTCTGCTCGCCATCCTCACCGCTTGGGCCGAGCAACTGAGCATTCCCTACCAGGGCGTGCCCGTCGGCACGATCAAGCGGCATGTCACCGGCCGCGGCAACGCCGACAAGGCGGCCGTGATCGCTGCCGTCCGTGCGCGTGGCTTCAACCCAATGGACGATAATGAGGCCGATGCACTGGCTGTCTTGCTCTGGGCCACTGAAACCCAGGGAGGCGTGCGATGAGCAAGCGGGCCCAGGTGCGGCGACGGAAGGGCATCGTCGCCATGCATGACACGGACGTGCTGGTTCCCACCACCCAGGTCGTCAACGGCGCCGTCGAGCGTGCCGCCTGGGACGATCCCGACGACACCGGCCGGCGCGGCTCCTACGTCCGGATGGTGCACGGCTATCGGCGGTCCGACCCGTTGATCACCCTGCATCGGCGCTCGCCCAGGGAGGTCACTCAGCAGCATCTGCAGGCCGCGGAGCGGCTGCGTGACGACTATGAGATCGGCGAGGGTGTGAACCTAGGCAAGGGCAGTGGCGGTGATGCTGGGCCGCTCGACGTGCAGCTGGACGCCCGCGCGCGGTATCGCACGGCCGTGACCGCGGTGGGGCCCAGCCTGTGCGCAGTGCTGCTGCCGGTGGTGCTGTCGGCCTGGACGGTGAAGCAGTGGGCGGAGGACCGGGGCATGTCGGAGACCAAGGCCGCAGGCTACCTGATCGCGGCGCTGGATCGGCTGCAGGACCACTACAATCCCGTGGTGCGGAAGGGCAGTTGATGCGGGTGCGCAGCACTCGCGCACAAACAATCACTAACATTTTCTGCGGACGGCAGAAACCTGATTGACGCGAATGCGATTGCCATGGTCTAAGGTTTCCACGTTCGAAAAGAACGCCTAGACCCAACTGACCGTTGCCCGCCGATCAATCGATCGCGCGGGTTTTTTCTTGCCCGGAGGCTGGCGATGGCAACCGGGGCCAGCGCGCGCTTCTACACATCCAGGCCTTGGCGCGCGCTACGTCGGCGGGCGCTGGAACGCGATGGCTTCCGCTGCGTGGTGCCAGGCTGCGATCGCGCCGCCACCCATGTGGATCACATCGCGCGCCGTCCCATCTCGGCGACGCTCACCGCTGCCGACCGGTTGGACAACCTGCGCTGCCTTTGCGCCAGCCACGACGCGCAGGTGAAGGAACGCACCTCAGGTGCCCGGCAGAACGGCGGCAGGTTCACTGTTCGTGGTGCTGACAAAGATGGCTGGCCGATAGACCCGAAACGAAGGTGATAACGGACATGGTAGAATAATTGACGGACGGGGGGTCGAAAGTCGGGCGTTTTCAATGCGGTACGCCGGCGTGGGCCAATGCGCGTAGAGCCGCAGGTTAGGGGTGGGGGGGCCAAATCGGCTATATCATTGAAAATCCACACAAAGGATACCCCGTGAACGGCATTTTGCAGGTCGAAACCTGGCCCATCGAGCGGCTGATCGAATACGCGCGCAACCCGCGCAAGAACGACGATCAGGTCGACCGCATGGTCGCCGCCATCCGAGAATTTGGCTTCCGTATCCCGATCGTCGCCAAGTCCGACGGACTGGTCGTTGACGGTCATCTCCGGCTCAAGGCGGCGCGGAAGTTGGGGTTGGCGGAAGTCCCTGTCGCCCTGGCCGATGAGCTGACGGAAACCCAGATCAAGGCGTTCCGTCTGCTGGCGAACAAGTCGGCCAACTGGGCGCAATGGGACGAGGACCTGCTGCGCCTCGAACTGACCGACCTGCAGGAGATGGGCGCCGACATGGGCCTGGTGGGCTTCGGCGAGGACGAACTGAACAGGCTGCTGGCGAGCGAGACGGAGGGGCAGACCGATCCCGATGACGCCCCGGAGCCGCCGGCCGAGCCGATCAGCAAGCCGGGCGATGTCTGGATCTGTGGCGAACACCGGGTGCTGTGTGGTGATGCCACCGTGCTGAGCGACGTGGAGGCCTTGCTGGCCGGCGAGCTGGCGGACATGGCCTTCTGTGATTTTCCCTACAACGTCAACTACGCCAACTCGGCGAAGGACAAGCTGCGCGGCAAGAACCGCCCGATCCTGAACGACAACCTCGGCGCTGCCTTCGGCCCGTTCCTGTATGACGCTTGCGTCAACATGCTCGCGGTGACCAAGGGCGGCGTCTACATCTGCATGTCGTCCTCCGAACTGGACACCCTGCAGAAGGCCTTCCGCGAGGCTGGCGGCAAATGGTCCACGTTCATCGTCTGGGCGAAGAACGCCTTCACCCTCGGCCGGGCGGACTACCAGCGGCAATACGAGCCGATCCTCTATGGCTGGAAGGACGGCGCGGATCACTTCTGGTGTGGCGCGCGCGACCAGGGCGATGTCTGGTTCTTCGACAAGCCGACCAAGAATGATTTGCACCCGACCATGAAGCCGGTGGCGTTGGTCGAGCGGGCGATCCGCAACTCGTCCAAGAGCCGGGACATCGTGCTGGACCTGTTCGGTGGGTCCGGGACGACGATGATCGCGGCGGAGAAATCCGGGCGCCGGGCGCGGCTGATGGAACTCGATCCGAAATACGTCGACGTCATCGTCCGGCGCTGGCAGGAGTTTACCGGAGGTCTCGCGATGCATGCCGTGACCGGGGAAACCTTCGGGGCAACAGCGTCGCCTGCACCTGCCGCGGCGGCATGATTGCAGGGCGCTTCCCGCCGGCGGCATAGTTGTCGCCATGGCACCACGTCGGCCTCCTGGAACGACGCCTGACCTATTTGCAACGCCGCGGGCGGCAAGGTCCGCCGGCGCCGGGGATGCTCAACCGCCCGCGGTGGTGACAAAGCCAGCCGCTGCTGCCACGCGCTACGTCTTGCCGGAGGGCCTGGCTCTGGCGCTGCGCACGATGGAGGACGCGGAGTTCGATCGGTTGTTGGCATCAGTGACGGCAGAGGCCCGCCGGCGGGGCCGCGTGCCCGAGGCGCCGATGCGAGAGAAATCGGCCAAGGCGGAGAAGCCGCAGCCGAAACCCACCGGCACACTTGCCGTGAGGCCTGGCTCGCTCACGACCGGGCAGACCAATGCGGTGCGCGCGGCATTCCGCGCTGGGGTCAAACTATCGGCGATCGCGCGGCAATTCGGCCTGTCCCCCGCACAAGTGAAGAAAGCCCTGGTGCAGGGCCAAGGTTGAGCGACGGGGCAAGTGCGCCACCGCCGCTCAGGCCAGCCTCATTCGGAAATGTGGTAGGTGCGGCCTCGCGTCTCATCCTTCTCGGACGTGATGGTGAGCCCGAGTTTCTTCTTCAGCGCGCCGGCCATCGCGCCACGGACTGTGTGGGACAACCAACCCGTGGCCTCGACGATTTCGGCGATCGTGGCGCCCTGAGGGCGTCGCAGTAGATCGATCAGCAGCGCCTGCTTGGTGCCGGTGCGGATTTTGACCTCAGTGGCGCCTATCGCGGCCGTTGGGCGCGGCTTGGGCGCCGTGGCGGCCTTCGCCGCTTTCCGCTGCCGAGCTGCCTGTGCGGGCGCCTGTGGGGCCTCGTCGGGGGTGATGCCGAGGGCCACAAGGCCCGCCGGGGTAATGGCCAGGGTCACAGCCGGCTTGTCGCTGGCCGGACGCCAGGTCGGTTCGCCCCGGATGGCGTCGACCTCAGCGATCATCCCCTTGGCGATCAGGCTGTCGACCACCTTGGCCGCGGCGCCACCCTTCAGCCGGTCGGGCAGCGGCAGGATGCGGCCGTCGTCGCGCTGGCACGCGGCATTGAGGATCACCAGCTGGGTGTCGGAGAGTTTTGTCATCGGGCAGTCCCTTGCGGTTGCCGGGACCGCGCCGATCGCAGTCCCGCTACTGCCCTGAGCCCCACCGACCTGATCGGGTGAGGCACCAGCATCCTGGTGCCAAGATGAATGCTTCTATCCGGCCGGAAGCCAAGCTTCGAAGAACCTCATCAAATTGCGTTTCCGTACTGCACTCGATCATACAATTTCTGAGTTAGGGTCAGTTGTTTCAAATCAGTAGACGCCCAGCATCTTGATACCCGCGACCATCAGCACCAGGCCAAGCGCGCGAAGAATCGTGATGTTGGCGAAGCGACTGATGCCGAGCATGGTTCCGACGACAGCGCCGCCTAACGCTGCGGCCACGAGTAGTGGCAAATCGGCCGGGAGCGCATGCACCGAGGCTATGTTGCCCAGCAGTCCGGCGATCGAATTGCAAAAGATGAAGGTCGCTGCCACACCAGATGCCGTGCGCGTATCCGACCAGCCCATGAACAGGATGAGTGGCGAAAGGAAAATGCCGCCACCCGTGCCAGTCAGTCCGGACAATAGCCCGATAATGGCGCCAGACAGGATGCCCCACCCGATCGGCAACGTTGTCGGAGCATGTGCCGCCTTCAGGGGGCGTGACCACATCAGTCTTGCCGCGGCAACCAGAAGGACGATGCCGACGAGCGGGCGATAATAGGCCCCAGGCAGCTGAATGGCTCCGCCGATGAACGCCATCGGGATGGCACCCAGGACGACCGGCCAGAGGGTCCGCCATTTGAACAGTCCAGCCGTGATATAACGCCACGAGACAAAGGCTGAGACGAAGATGTTCAGGACAAGCGCTGTTGGTCGCATCACCGCCGGCGCGACCCCGAATAGGGCCATGATGGCGATGTAGGCCGAGGCACCGGCATGCCCGACGGTCGAATAGAGGGCTGCCCCCAGAAATAAGCAGGCGGCCAGTAGCAACTCCAACTCAAACGACATCGGCCCTCCTTGGGCGTCGGCTCGCAAATCAGGGCGGATGATCGCGTGCCCGCATAGGCTGTCTTATCCGATGTTCGATCGTTCCCGAAGGCCCCGGATAGGCCGGAATTACCGGCCATGCGCGGACGTGGGATTAGGAATAATCACAGATGCCCGGCCCGCCCCCGAAGCCCACCCACCTCAAGCTGATCACCGGCAACCCCGGGAAGCGCAAGCTCAACAAGAATGAGCCGAAGCCAACAATCGGCATCCCGCCGGTGCCGGATCATCTGTCCGACGAAGCCAAGGCGGAGTGGACACGGATCGCTGTCGACCTGAACGCCATCGGCCTGCTCACGCACGTCGACCGCGCCGCGCTCGCGGCCTACTGCCAGGCCTGGGCTGATTGGGTCGAGGCGGAGGAGCAGCTGCGCCGCTACGGCAAGGTCGTGAAGTCGCCAGTGAAGGTGGTGACCCGCCGTTCCGGCGGCGCGGAGGTGACGGAAACCAGTGGCGGGTTCCCGATGCAGTCGCCGTTCCTTCCGATCCGCAACCGCGCACTCGAGCTCATGCACAAGTTCCTCACCGAGTTCGGCATGACCCCCGCCGCGCGAAGCAGGATTTCCGTCACGCATGGCACCAACGCGGAAGACCCGGCGCAAGCCTACTTCGCCTCCTGACGACCCGGTCACCGCCTATGCGCGCGAAGTGGTCGAGGGCCAGGTGGTGCATGGCCCGCACGTCCGCAACGCCTGCCGCCGTCACCTACTGGACCTGGCGGAGGGACCCAAGCGCGGCCTGACCTGGGACGTCACGGCGGCGCTGCGCGCGATCCAGTTTTTCCCCGACGTGCTGCGCCTGAACGGAGGCCAGTTCGAAGGTCGGCCGTTCGAACTGCATCCGTCGCAGGCATTCCGCATCGGCTCTCTGTTCGGCTGGAAGCGCCCGGATGGCACGCGCCGGTTCCGCCGCTTCTACGACGAGGAGGGCAAGGGCAACGGCAAGTCGCCGATGCTCGCCGGTATCGGCCTTTACTGCCTGCTGGCGGATGGCGAAGCCCGCGCCGAGGTCTACGCCGCCGGCTCGAAGAAGGACCAGGCCATGGTCCTGTTCCGCGACGCCGTGGCCATGGTCGATCAGTCTCCCGCCCTGGCGGCGCGCCTGACCAAATCCGGCGGTAACCCGGTCTGGAACCTGGCCGACCTCCGCACCGGCTCGTTCTTCCGGCCAATCTCGTCGGACGAAGGCCAGTCCGGCCCGCGGCCGAGCGCCGCGCTCTGCGACGAGGTGCATGAACACCGCGACGCCCGGACGATCGAATTGCTCGAACGTGGCTTCAAATTCCGCCGCCAGCCGATGCTGTGCATGGCGACCAATAGCGGCTCGGACCGCAACACGGTCTGCTGGCAGGAACACGAACACGCCGTCCGCGTCGCCGCCGGCACCCGCACCCCGGACGAGGCCTTCACCTTCGTCGGCGAGGTGATCGACGATGAGACCTTTGCCTTCGTCTGTGGCCTGGATCCTGGCGACGACCCACTCGAAGACCCGTCCTGCTGGGTAAAGGCCAACCCGCTGCTCGGGGTGACGGTGACCGAGGACTACATCGCCGGAGTGGTGCGCCAGGCCAAGGCGATCCCAGGCCGGCTGAACAACATCCTCCGCCTACATTTCTGCATCTGGACCGACGCCGAGGAGGCTTGGATGAGCCGGGCGGCGCTGGAGGCCGTGCTGGATGATTTTGATCCCTCCGAGCACGAGGGCGCGGATCTCTGGCTAGGGGCGGACCTCTCCGCCAGCCAGGACCTCACCGCCGTCGCCGCGGTCGTGCAGACCGGCATGGTCGATATCCGCCGCGACGACGGCACCCTCGCCCGGCTGCCGACCTACGACGCCTGGGTCGAAGCCTGGACGCCCAAGGATACCCTGGCGGAGCGGGCGCTGCGCGACCAGGCGCCCTATGACGTCTGGGTGGCGGATGGCTGGCTTGTGGCGGAGAGCGGCAAGACCATCCGGCTGGACTTCGTCGCGGCGCGCATCGCCGAGATCGCCGCTGCCTTCCGCGTGCGCATGCTGGCCTATGACCGCTATGCCTACCACCGCCTCGAGGAAGAACTCGATGGCCTGGGCCTGACCATCGAGCAGGTAGAACACCCGCAGGGTGGTCGCCGCCGCGCCAGGCCATCCGACGAGGCCATTCAGGAGGCCCGCCAGCTGGGTGAGCCAGCGCCGCAGGGTCTGTGGATGCCCGGCTCGCTGCTGGAACTGGAGAACCTGATCCTCGAGCGCCGCATCCGCATCCGGCGCAGCCCGGTGGTGATCTCCGCCGTCATGTCGGCAGCGATCGAGCGGGATCCGTTCGACAATCGCTGGTTCAGCAAGCGTCGGGCCGTGAACCGGATCGATCCACTGATCGCGTTGGCCATGGCGGTCGGCGCGGCCACCGGCGGCGCCGGTGCCGCGGCCGAGATGGTATCCATTTGGGATAGGCCAGAACTGTGGGAATCTTCGCCACCCTCTTCGGCCTGAACGCGGGTCCGGCACCTGCGCGCGTGGAGCCGCGCATCGTCAATGCATCCCCCGAGAACCCCTCGACGAGCCTGGCAAATCCGGCCGACTGGCTGGTGGATTGGGCGAATGGCGGTTCTTCGTCCTTTGGCCCGCCGGTGTCCGAGCGGACGGCAATGGCCTGCTCGGCGGTGTATCGCTGCGTCGCCATCTGCGCCGGCCTGATCGCCGAACTGCCGCTGAAAATCTACCGCCGGACACCAGACGGCCGGGAGGAAGCAGCAAAGCATCGGCTGGCGCCGCTGTTCCGGGTTGCTCCCTACCCAGGCCGGGCAATGACGGCGTTCAGCTGGCGTGAGTCCTGGGTGGTGAACGAGATGCTGTGGGGCAACCACTACAGCATCGTCCGCCGTGACGGCGCCGCGCGCGTGGTCGGCTTCGAGCCCGTGCTGCCATGGAACGTCGAGGTGTTCCGCCGCGGCGGCAGGAACCTCTATCGCTGCGTCACCTGGGGCGAGGCACTGTCCACGGCCGATGGCGCCGACGCGCAGAACGTCGAATACGTCAGCCAGGACGACATGCTGCATATCCCCGGCATGGGGTTCAACGGCATCGCCGGGCTGTCGCGTATCCGCGCCTTCGCCCGCAACGCGGTGTCGCTGGCGCAGCTGCTGGAGGAGCAGACCGGCACCGTGCATGAGAACGCCGCCAAGCCGTCAGGCATGGTGACGCCGGGGCCGGGCCGAATCTCACCGGACGGTTTCTCTCGTTTCCGGGCACAGTTCACCACCGAGCACACGGGCCGGCGCAACGCCGGCAAGGTGATCTTCGCTGATCACGGCGCCGCCTGGCATCCGCTGCAGATGTCGCCGGAGGATCTCGGCACCATCGAATTCCGCCGCTTCCAGGTGGCGGATATCAGCCGGTTCTTCGGGGTGCCGCTGCATCTGCTGAACGAGACCGACAAATCCACTAGCTGGGGCTCCGGCCTGTCGGAGCAGACACTGGCGTTCCTGATCTACACCCTGAACCCGGACCTTGGGCGGATCGAGGCAGAGCTGAACTACAAGCTGTTCAACGGCACGGACCACTACATCGAGTTTGACCGTGACGCGATGATGGCGATGGACCCGGTTAAGGCGGCGGCGGTGGCACAGACCGAGATTGCCAGCGGCGTGATAACGATCAATGAGCGCCGTCGGCACAAGAACCGTCCGCCCGTCGAGCATGGCGACGAGCCGCTGATCAACACCACCAACATGCCGCTCGCCCAGCTGTTCGAGGCGCCGCCGGCACCCACCGCCACGACGACAGCAGCCCAACAGCCGCCGACCCGATAGGAGCAGCGATGCGCCGCTATGAATCCCGCGAGGCGCGGTTCTCCAACCGTGTCCTGCTCACCTATGCCGCAACCAATCTGCCGGAGGCGCTCGCGCTGCGTGACGGTGCCGGCGGCGCGACCGAGATTCTGCTCTACGACGAGATTGGCTGGTATGGCGTCACGGCGAAGGACTTTGTCCTCGCGCTTGCCCAGGCCGGAGACGGTCCCATCCATCTGCGGATCAACTCGCCAGGCGGTGACGTGTTCGACGGCATGGCGATCTACAACGCCCTGCGCGCGCATCCGGCGCCGGTGAGTGTCACCGTCGATGGCATTGCCGCCTCGGCGGCGTCGTTCATCGCCATGGCCGGGCAGAGCATCGCGATGGCGGAGACCTCGATGCTGATGATCCATAACGCCTGGGGCCTGGTGATCGGCAATCGATTGGACATGCTGGAGACGGCTGCCGTCATGGAAAAGATCGATGGCCAGCTGGCCGCGATCTATGCCGGGCGCAGTGGCAAGCTGATCAGCGACTTCGCCGCGATGATGGATGCCGAAACTTGGTTGACCGCCAAAGAGGCGCAGGACATCGGCCTTTGCACCGGCATCGCGCAGCCGGTTGCCATGGGTGCCCGCGTCGCGACCCAAGCAGCGGTCCGTGCCCTCCCGCGCGCCGGTCTGGTGAACGCCCTCGATGCCGCGGCAGCAGCCGCCGCTCGAGCGCGCCGCCTGCGCCTGGCCGAAGCAGCCTGACCCGGGCCTGACCGATCACCCCGTCGCGATGTTGTCGTACTCACCCACCCCCTGCAGGATCAGAAACTGGCAGGCCGCCATATCCAGTCCGTGCACGTAATGCGCGGTCAAGGGTGGCACAGCACAGCGTTCACCCGGGGCCAGCACCTGTTGCGCACGCGGGGCGCGGGTCTCCACCACCAGCGTGCCGCTGAGACAGACGAACGCGTCGGTGATCTCGGTGTGATAGTGCCAGGGAACGCTCTCCCCGGCAGCGAGGGTCAGGATGCTGGCGCGCATATCCGCGCCCTCCATCCATTTTTCGTAACCGGCGATGTTCAGTTTGAAGGCGCGGGCACGTTCCTTCATGGCGACCTCCCCTGCCGTAGGACGCCAACGATACACGGCTTCTGTCCCAGCTCGTCCCTCAATTCCCAGTTCCGCGCCTGGTAGCCGACCGGCGCCTTGCCGACCGAACACCGGGCCACCCCGGTCGCCCCACCCGGCCTTGGGCAAGCCGCCGCAGCGCCGTGACGGCGCCGCTTCCCCAGATGGAGCCCCCCATGGCCAATAGCCGTGACCTGCGCGCCCAGCGCGCCAAGCTGATCGAGGATGCCCGCGCCCTCCACGATCAGGAGACTGTCAGCGCCGAGGACATGGCCAAGTTCGACGCCATGATGTTCGAGGCGGACAGCCTCAAGGCAAAGATCGACCAGATCGAGCGCGCCGACACCCTCTTGGCAGAGAATGCTGAAGCCCTGCGCAACCGCGCCATCGTCACCGGTGTGTCCACCGACCAGATGGCCGCGCGCGACGACGTGGAAATTTCCACGTTTCGCGCGTGGGTGCGCACTGGGGTCAACGGCCTTTCCCCTGAACAGCACGAGATCTTCGCCAAGCGCTTCCAGGCGGCGCAGAGCATCGGCACCGGCTCGGCCGGCGGCTACACCGTGCCGCAGGGTTTCTACGATCAGCTGATCGATGCCGAGAAAGCCTATGGCGGCATGACCGAAGCCGCCTACGTCTTCGACACCGATACCGGCAACGCCCTGCCTGTCCCGACCGACAACGACACCACCAATGCCGGCGCTATCCTGGCGGAAAACACGCAGGTCACCGCCCAGGACGTCACCTTCGGCGTGGTGACCCTCGGCGCCTACACCTACACCTCCAAGCTGGTCCTGGTGAGCAACCAGCTGCTGCAGGACAGCGCCTTCAATCTAGATGGGTTCCTCGCCGACAAGCTCGGCACCCGCATCGCCCGCATCACCAACACCCACTTCACCACCGGCACCGGTTCCTCGCAGCCGAACGGCGTCGTCACCGCGGCACAGAACGGCACGACGTGCCCGACCGGCAACACCACCTCCATCCCGTACGACAGCCTGGTCAACCTGCAGCATTCGGTTGACCCGTCCTACCGCCGCAACGCTCGCTTCATGATGGCGGATGCCACGCTGAAGGTGCTGAAGCAGCTGAAGGACACGCAGAACCGGCCCCTGTGGCTGCCCGGCCTGGCGGTGAAGGAGCCGGACACCATCCTCGGCCATCCCTACACCATCAACCAGGACATGGCGGTGCCGGCGGCCAACGCCAAGACGCTGCTGTTCGGCGATTTCTCCAAGTACTTCATCCGCCGCGTGGCGGGGGTGAGCCTGATGCGGCTGACGGAACGCTACGCCGACTACAACCAGACCGGCTTCCTGGCCTTCCAGCGCTGGGACGGCAACCTGGTCGATGCCGGCACCAACCCGCTCAAGTTCCTGGCCCAGTCGGCAACCTGATCGCGGCTCCGCGGCCTGCACCGGTATGGTCATGCCCCTCGACACACTCACCACCGTCGTCACCGCGGCGCTCAGCCCGGACCTGGTCGACCTCGACGCGGTGAAGGACGAACTGCGCATCGGCTCGGCCGACACCGAGCACGACGCGTTCCTGGCGCGAGCGATCAGTCAGGTCTCCGCGGCGATCGCCAGCTACTGCAATCGGGTATTCGCCGCCGAGACGGTGCGGGACGTGGTCTATAGCCGGCTCGGCGAAGCCCAGCTGCAGCTCAGCCGGTTCCCGGTGATCAATGTCACGGCCGTGACAGTGAACGACGGGACGGGTGGGCAGACCGCGCTGGTGGAGAATACCGACTACATCGTCGACGCGGCACGCGGCTGGCTGCTCCGCCTGGGGGCCGGCGGCGTGCCGATCGCCTGGTATGCCGTGCCCACGACCATCACCTATCAGGCCGGCTTCCAGGACATCCCCGGCGACCTGCAGCAGGCGGCGCTGCGCCTGATCGCCGCCCGTTTCCACAACCGCGGCCGTGACCCCACCCTGCGCAGCCAGAGCCAGCCCGGTCTGGGCGACCAGACCTACTGGATCGGATCGGTGCCGGGTTCGCAGGGGCCGTTCACCGACGAGGTGCTGGTGATCCTTGATTCCTATCGCGTCCCGGTGGGTCCCTGATGACCGTGTTCGGCGTCGAGATCAGGAACGGCAGCGAGCGTGCCGCCATCCTGCGCTTCGAACAATTCCCAGCCTTCGCGCATGAACGCCTGCTGGCGGCGCTGTGGCGGATCGAACGCCGGCTGGAGACCGCTGTCCGTGCCGCGCAGCCGACGAAGACCGGGCAGCTTCGCGGGCTCACCGGCGGGCGGGTCTATGACCATGGCAGTCGTATCGCTGCCGTGGTGGGAGTGCGGGCCAACAACGTCGACGATGCCCTGAAGGCCGCCGCGCTCGAATACGGGTCCGCCCGCGCCCTCATGGTCCGGGCCCACCATACCAAGCTGACGCATCTCTGGGGGCGGACCATCGCGCCCATGATGGTGCAGCGCCCTGGCCACGTACGCCGGAGCAACCTGTCGGCGCACCGGTTCCTGCGCGGGCCGATGGCGACAATCCGGGCCGATGCCATTGCTGAGTTGAAGGTCGCCGTGGAGGACTCTGCCCAGGTGGTGTCGTGAGTGGCCGCGAGCCGATCATGCAGGCGCTGTTCTCCCTGCTGACCTCTTCGATCGCCTCAACGTTCACCGGGGCAACGGCGTATGGCTCGCCCATCATCACCGACATCCCCAGCACGGCGCGACTGTTCGTCGGCCTGCCGGTCACCAGCGCCCGGACGCCCACCACCGCGACGATCCTCAGCGTCGACAGCCCAACCCAGGTGACCCTGTCCGAGCCGGCCATCTCCACCGGCGGCAACGTCACATTCACGACCGGGTTCCGCACCGCCAGCCGGCGGCTGAAACTATGGACCGACGTCGCAGCGCAGCCGGCGCTGTTCCTGCGCACCGACAGCGAGGACATCGCGCCGCGCGCCGCCCGGATGCCGCCCAGGGTGACGATGCGCTGTGAGGTCTGGATCTACAGCAAGGCGGGGGCAGCGCCTGATGCCGTGCCTGCCGCGACGCTGAACTACATCCTCGATGCCGTTATGCGCGTGCTGGAGCCGGAGCCAGTGCGGGAAGTGCAGACGCTTGGCGGCCTGGTGCACAATTGCTGGGTGGAGGGACAGGTCGAACTACACACCGGGGACCTGGATGGCCAAGCGATTGCCGTGATTCCCATCCACATCCTGGTGCCGAACCCTCTTTAGCCTGCAGCCTGGAACGGCACCATGCGGGCGGTAATTGCTGGCCTCAGCGTCCCGGAGCGGTAGACATGGGCGGCTGCGCTTCCAGGATCAGTGACAATAGCTTGCCCATCTGCGCTCCGGTGGCGCTTGGCAACTTGGCCATCTCCGTCTCGGGAACCGCTGCGGCGTCGTCCGGGAACTCGGTACGGTTCAGATACACGACCACCAAGTCCCTCTCGGGTATCACGATGATGTATTTTCCCAGTGCGCCACGCGCACTGAAGCTCTTGACCGAGACACCCGGCCACGCATCCAGCCACCACAAATAGCCATATCCGGCACGCTCTCCCACCTTGGAGTGGGCCGATGTGCTCTCAGCGATCCAGGCACTGGGAATAATCTGTGTGCCTGCCCAACGTCCCTGGCGGAGATATAAATAGCCAAACCGGGCCGCGTCACGAGCGGACATCCTGAAATGATAGGCCGGATGAACAGATTGCTCCACCTCCGCTGTCTGCTTGGTTCCTGCGAAGTTGTACATATCCTCGACGCGAAGGTCCTGCATCTGTAGCGGTGCGGCAATGCGGTCACGGAACTCAGCGGCGATGGTAGCGCCGACCTGACGTTCGAAGATAGTCCCGAGTGCGTTGAAGTCCCAGTTGTTGTAATACCAGAAAGTGCCTGGGGCGTGACTCTCCCGACCTGGCATCTTCGCCCGGTCGGATGCAAGGCCACCAACATAGGTATGATAAATGCCCGATCGCGACTGCAACAACATGCGGATTGTCGCCGTTCTTTCTTGCGGCGTTAGCGCGGGAACATCGTCAAGGTCCAGTTGTTGCAGCGTTTGCTCCAAGCCAACCCGGCCACTCGTCACATAGATGCCGTAGAGCGCACTGAGGAAGCTCTTGCGCACAGAACTGAGCTTGATCCGTTCTGCGACATCACCCCATTGCGCGATCACGAGGCCACGTTCGACAATGACCGTGCCGCCCGCCGGCATCGAGGCAGCGGCCTGTCGTGCCTCGTCAAGCTTTTCTACGGCCCAGCCTAGCGATCGTGGATCGGCAACTTCCCAGCCTACACCCGGGTAGATAATTTCTTGAGACCGGGTCTGCGCTGCCGCGCAATTTAGTCCGAGAACGAGAAGCATTGAAGCGCCAAAAGCTGACTGTCGCATTAGTTTAAGATCCCCTCATTGGACTGCCGCGATGCCGAGATCGGCATGCACCAGACACCCTTTATTGTCAGTCTGCAAAATTTATTCGGCCCAGAATCCTCGCAAGAGCCATGGGACCCCCTCCCCATTGTCGGTGATCTTGGGCACCTGTTCGGCCGCCACGGCCAAAACATCAGCCATTGGCTGATCACGCCCTGGCATGCAATCCCGCCCGCCCCCAGACTTGGCCAAGCACCCCACCAGCGTCGTGCTGACGCCGCATCCCTCAGATGGAGACTTCCATGCCCCAGTATGGCTTCGGCTCGGGCCTGATGTTCGGCGTCCGCTCGGACATCGCCAACGCCACACCCCGGCTATTTGGCACTCTGCAGGAGGGCAGCGTCGACTTCTCCGGCGACACCAAGCAGCTGTTCGGCATGGCGCAGTTCCCGGTCGACGTTGCCCGCGCCAAGATGAAGATCGAAGGCAAGGCCAAGCTCGGCCAGATCAGCGGTGCGATCTTCAACGACCTGTTCTTCGGTGAGACGTCCGGGGCCACCCTGCACCAGATCGCCTACCTGGAAGCCAAGACCATCCCGGCCACGCCCTTCCAGGTGACGGTGACCAACACCACCGGCTTCGCGGATCGCGGCGTGGTCTACGCGGCCACCGGCGTGCCGTTCATCAAGGTCGCCTCCGCCCCGGCGGTCGGCCAGTATTCCGTGACCACCGGCGGGGTCTACACCTTTGCCTCCGGCGATACGTCCGTGAACGTCCTGATCAACTACGCCTACACCGCGGCTTCCGGTGGCTATTCCTTCACCATCACCAACAAGCTGATGGGGGCGACGCCAACCTTCCTGCTGGACCTGAACATGAGCTTCCGCGCCAAGCAGATGGTGCTGCGGCTGAATGCCTGTGTGTCCAGCAAGCTCGGCCTGTCGACCAAGACCGACGACTACGTCATCCCGGAATTCGATTTCGAGGCCTTCGCCGATGCCGCCGGCAATATCGGCACCTTCTCCGTGGCCGATCAGGGCTAGCATCACCATGGATGACATCATCTTCCGCATTGGCGGCCGGGACTGGCCGGCTCCGCCGATGCCGTTCTTGCTGCTGGAGCGCGCCTGGCCGCATATCCAGGCGCTCAGCACCGCCCCCGACCTCATCGCCCAGACGGCGCTGGAACTGGAGATCGTCGCCATCAGCCTGGCACTGCAGCCAGAACCTGTCGATCGGCCCGGGGTGACCGAACTGAAGACCGTGCTGCGGCCCGACGAGATCCACCCACTCAGCAGCGCCGTGGCCAGCTTGATCCGCGCCTCGATGCCGCCAGTGCCGGAGGAACTCAAGCCGGGGGAAGCGGCGGCGGCGGGTTCAACGGTGACTTCCGCCCCATCGTCGCCGAACTCGCCGCCCGCGGCATCTGCGCCGGCGATCCCCGCGCCATAGAGCGCAGGATCACCCTGGCGGACTACTACGCTCTGCACCGCCACTGGCGGCGCTCGCCGCCGGTGGATTGGATGGTGGCGAGCTACCTGGGGTTCGGCAGTCCTGCCGCAGTGGACAGCGGCGATCCAGACGACCTGATCGCGCTGCTTGGCGGCGTGCCGGGTTTCAGTCAGCGAAATTCTTGACCGCTCCGCCGGTCGCGCCTGCGAGGACATTCCGTGGCATCGAACATCAGCGTCTCGGTCACCGCCGATGCTCGTCCCCTGCAGGCAGGCCTCGACGCGGCCAAGCAGGCCGTGCGGGATTTCTCCCGGGAGGCACGCCGGGTCGGCACGGACCTGGCCAGTGCGACTGGGACGGCGCAGCAGGCGACGGCGGCGTTTGGCAACATGCGCGAGGGCGCTGCCGACGTTGCCCGCCAGCTGCTGATCACGGGCACCACGGCCACCCAGGGCGCCTTCGCCCAGATCCCGGAAGTCACCAACGCCGCGCAGACCGCGGTGTCGGGTCTGAGCAGTGTCGCCTCTGCCCTGCCAGGCGCCTTCCAACTGGTCGGCGCCGCAGCGGCTGCGGCAGCCGCCGGCATCGCCTTTCTGACCCTGCGGGCCAACGAGGCCAAAATCGCCCTGCAGGGTGTGTTCGCCGCCGCCATGCTGCAAGGCCGCAACGCCGATCTCGCCAAGCTGCGCGTCGAAGCCGCGGCGCAGGCAATGACCAAGTTCGGCAACCTCTCTTCGACCGAGGGTCTCAAAATTGCGGCCGCCATCGACCGACTGCCCACCATCACGGAAGCCACACGGGAGGCCCTGCTGCGCCTGGCGCCCGCCCTGCATGAGGCCTTCCGAGGCAGTACGGAGGGCGATGCCCAGAAGACCGCTGACGAGATCGTCAAAGTGTTCCAGAGCACCCAGGCGCTCACCCGCTTCGTGCGGGAGAACGCCCTGGTCGGGGCGAACGAGATTGCCAGGTTCAACGAGGCGCTCGCCGATCCCACCGGCGCCAAGATGCAGGAACTGGCCGTCGCCGCCCTGAACCGGCGCTGGGGCCAAAGCACCGCCAACCTGGAAGAACTGCGCACCGCCTACAGGAAGTGGGTCAATGAGTTCCTGACCAATGGGAAGGTAGACCAGGTCGGCCAACTGCCGGACCTGTCCTTCGACGCCTTCCAGCGCCAGCGCGGCATGGCCGGCGGCTCCCTTACCCAACTCCGTCCGGCCGAGGTGCCGGTCAGCCAGGAATTGCGCGACTACCTGGCCGTCGCCGGGGAGATCAAAACTGCGGAAGGGGAACTCGCGGCATTGCGCGAGCGGCGCACCGTGATCGAGGCAGCGCTGGGCAAGGCCGTGGGTGAGACCAACCGCGCTGTGCTGCAGGCGCAGCTGCGCGAGATCGACCAGCAGATCCAGCTGAACCGCGCCAAGGGCGATGCCTCCTGGGAGCAGGAACAGCGCGCTGCCCTGGAACGCTCCAAGGCGGCCATCCTGGACCGCGCCACGGACCACAAGAAAGCGCAGCTGGACATGCTGCGCACCGAGGCCGCGTTCTGGACCCAAGTGGCGCAACAGGCGAACCTGACACAGGGCCAGATCAGCACCGCGCAGACTAACGCGATGAATGCGCGCCGGCAGCTGCGCATGGCCGAACTAGCCGAGTCCGCCACCGCGGCGCGGACGGGCGCGCGGGATGCGGATCGGGCCGAACGGGAACGGACCCAGGCCCTGATCGCCGAGGCGCAGACCAGGGGCCGGCTGACCACGGAAGCGATCGCGCAGCGCAAAGCGGAACTGGACGAGGAAGTTGCCGCCGAGCGCATGACCAAGACGCAGGCGCTGCAAATCCTGCAGCAATTCGTCGCGGACCAGAAGCGGCTGCAACTCGAGGCGCTCGATGCGGCACTCGCCCAGTTGCAGGAGGGAACCCAGGCCTATCAACGGGTCGCGGACCAGAAGCTCGTCATCGAGCAGCAGACCCAGCGCCAGTTGCAGCAGCTGCGTGCCGAGGCCTCCCGGGCGGCGATGCAGGAGGCGCAGCGCACGGCGCAAATCTATGCCCAGGCCTTCTCCGGGGTGGAGAGCACCATCAAGCGCACGTTCACCGATTTGCTCATGGGCACCACCACTTGGAGCCAGGCGGCCCTGGCGGCAACCCGTTCGGTCGTGCAGGGCGTCACCGAGCTGGGCTTTCAGATGTTGTCGCGCTGGGCGGCACTGGAACTGGCCAAGTCCTCGATCAGCAGCGCCGCCACGGCTGCGCGGGTCGCCACCGAGCAGGCCGCCGGGCAATCCGGCTGGGCGGCCCTGCTGATGTCCTGGCTCGGGATCGAGACCGCGAAGACGGCCACGACCGCTGCTGCGGCCGGCACCCGCACAGCGGTGGAGCAGAGTGCCGAGAAGGCCGGCATGGTGACCGGCGCGGTGCAGCGTGTCGCTGAGGTCGAGGGCCTCGCCGGCGTGGCCGGGGCCGCGGCGTTTGCCTCGACGGCGGCGATCCCGATCGTTGGCCCTGCCATGGCACCCGGTGCCGCGGCGGCGGCAATCGCGGCGGTGCAGGCGATGGTGCCGCTTGCTGCGGCGGCGCAGGGCGTGTGGAACCTGCCGGGCGATATGCCGATGCAGCTGCACAAGGGCGAGATGGTCATTCCGCAGCGCTTCGCGCAGGGGCTGAGGCAGAACGGCAGTTCCGTCGCGGGCGGCATGTTCGGCGATGCGGGACGCAGCAGCGGCCCCGGCCGTCCGGTCAACATCAGCATCCACGCCATAGACACGCAGACTGGGACGGAGTTCCTGATGCGCAATATCGATCGTATCGCGCGCGGCGTCGCTGGGGCGTTCCGGAATGACACCTCGCTGCGGGAGATCTATTCACTTATGCTACACGACACGCCGTTGTCAGGCGGGCACGGTGA